TTGTCGATGCCATTGTTGATGACGCTGTTCTGGTCCATTCGCAGACACAGCTCGACCCGCCCGAATGGGGGCCTGCCTTGTGCCGAGGCACCCTCTACTTTTCGGATGAAGACCTGATCCCAGCAACCGATGCTGAACTCAGAGTGCTCCTCACCCATAGAGTCGAAGATTGGGCACCAGTCGACACGTCTGATTGGGACGACTGAAGCCCGCGAGCTTCGCAACGCCGACGACTACGACGACTGGGAGTACGGCACAGAACCAATTCCTGGCGATACACACTGGGTCCGGGCTCGCACCTTGACGCAGTTGTATCGCCACCTTATCTATGTGTTTGCCACCAGCGACACGATCTGCTCCACCCGTTTAGCTAACCTGGCCATCCACGAGATTCTTAAGTTGAGACTCACGGATCTCACCCGGTTGCGCCAGCAAGACCCTAATTTCTTCGCATGAACTACGACGCACACGAGGATTACTACCGCCGGTCGCGTGGGTACAACTGGCACGACATGTGCGAGATGCGCCAGCAGCGGCTGCCTCGCAGCACGGAAGTGCCGGAGGTGTTCAAGCATATGTTTTCCGACCGGGCTGCTTACGATGCCTGGGTCGAAGAACGACGCAAACTTTACTTTGGCTGATGACTGAAAATTCTGTTCCCTTTTACCGCTCTTACCTGCTGAACGGTAAAACCATTTACCTGGATAAGTTGTCCGAGCTGTCCGATGCTGAGCTGCACATGCTCAATATCGACACTATGGCAGCGCTTCAAGCGGCGCGGCACGAGTACGACAGCATCGAAAACAAACAGTCCGAGGAAGCTGGTCCGGCTTACCGCAGGCTGAAGGTGGCCGGCTATTTCCAAGCTGCGATAAAGCTGGAGCTTGAGAACGGCTAATTCCTTACTACACTGCACCCGTTCCAACCTATGAACATGTACATCCTTTCGGAAGCCCAGTTTGATCAGATCATCAAGGCGCTCGACGATGCTCGCTTTGCTCTTGATACGTGCCAGCGGATTGATCTGGATCTGACTAGCCCCAAGCAAGCCGTTGCACTTACCCCTACCGAAGGGGTTGTACGTACAACTGCCGTACGCCAGTCTCAAAGTAAGACCCGTAAGTCCGGCCGCAAGGGTAAGCGTGGGGTGGCGGTGTTGACCGAGCCCAAGGTGCTGGAGATTAAGCGCCAGTTGGCTGCTGGGGATAAGTCGGTTGCCAAAATTGCTCGGGAGTTTGGCGTCCACGTCACCACCATCAACTGCATCAAATGGGGTAAGACCTGGAAGAACGTTCAGCTCCAGCAGGAAGCGGTGGTTGCAGACTGATGGCGATTCTCAGCGATCACGAGATTCATAACCTTGCTGTGCGGCGGCTTCTAGTGGAGCCGTTCCATCAGGAGATGGTGAATCCAGCGAGTCTTGACGTGAGACTCGGTGAGAATTTGCTGGTGGAGCTGCCAACGACAACTTCACTTGTTCCGTATTCCATTGCGGGGCACTCGAAGGAAAAGCCGTTCATGCTCCAGCCGCATGAGTTCGTGCTCGCGGAGACGCTTGAGGAGTTCAGGCTGCCCGATTGTGTTGCTGGGCAGCTTGCTCTCAAGTCTTCTAGGGCTAGGGAAGGGATCGAGCATCTTCTTGCTGGGTATATCGACCCTGGCTATAAGGGTAGGTTGACACTGGAGCTGCAAAATGCACGTTCCATGCACCCTGTTGCGTTGTGGCCGGGTATGAGGATTGCACAGATTGTGTTCCACAAGATGTCAATGCTGCCTGGTAAGGATTACTCGAAGACTGGCCGTTATTACGGCGACACTGCTGTTCAGGGGTCCAAAGGATGAACGACCATGTTTACTCGCCGGCGCATTACACCGCCGGAAAATTTGAGGTGATTGAGGTGCTGGACGATTGGGTGCAGCACGCTCCAAACGCTGTTGTTGGTGCGTACCAGTGGCAGTGTTTGAAGTACCTCAGCCGTATGTGGCTTAAAAAAGATCCGCTTGAAGATGCCGAAAAAGCCAGATGGTATCTGACGCGGCTAATTAACACTCTGTCTGTAGCTCCCTACAAGGAGTAACAAACTATTGAAATGACTGATCATTGCACGCACACTTTCAGAAAAATCATCGCGAGCTACAACTGGATTAACAAATCCAACATCAGGACTTACAGGTTGCGGTGTAAATGTTGCGGCTATCGCTGGAATGTTTACTACGACAGGAAGTTGAAAAAAGAGGTGCTGGTGTCTCGTACGTCGGACGACAGACCTCTTAATACCAAGCGGCTGACGCCAGCAGAAGTACGGACAATTCTTATTGATCCGAGACCTGGAGCTGAGCTTGCTAAAGAGCTTGGCATGAGTCACCAAAGTATTAGTCAGGTCCGCCTGGGACAGGCGTATAGCCGTTTGTGGCCGGAGTTGCCGCGAAAAGTATCTAAACGCCCCAAGCAAGGGCCTGCAATAAAAGAAGACCCCAACCTACTCAGTTGTCGTACATGTACACATTGGTGGCAAAGACGTTGCGGCTTGGATGTTCCAGAAGCTGGTGGGGCTTTTGCTGAAGACTGTTCCTTCTATCAAAAAGATAAATAATGGCTATTCCGCTCAACAGCAGACCATGCCAATCGTGCGGTAAGGCCACAACAAATGCTGTTTTGTGTGGGCGGTGTTATCGCTCCAGTCCGGCTGGTAAAGAGGAGTTGCGCCTGGAGCGGTTGCGCCAGAAGCTGCGGCCGGTTGATGGGGGTGGTCTGTGCAGCGAGTGCATACATTGGCATTACCGCTGCACGCTTGGAATTCCCGAGGGTGGGACACTCATGGCGCACTTGTGCGCGGTGCGGGAGGTTGATACTCTGCTAGAGTAGTAGGGTAAAGTTGCCCTACCAGGCTTGGACTTTCTTCAAGGCATCGAGCACCTCCACACGCTCGACGACGAAAGGCTTATCGCGTTTGACTCTGAGACGACGCAGCTCCAGCCCAAAATGGGCGGGTTACGGTTATTGCAGTTGGGTGCTCCAGGCAAATTGCCTGTGGTGCTCGACTGCTTTGCGTTGGATACAAACGATTGGATTGAGGTCGAGGAATTTTTTGCCGTGGAGCGCACTTGGGTGGCGCACAACGCGGTGTTCGATCTTGGTTGGTTGCAAGAGAACGAGATCTATCCGGCAGGCACAATTTTGTGCACCATGCTGGCCAGCCGGATTCTTACCAATGGCTTGGCCAATGTGAAGCACGGGCTTCAGCACTTGGTGAGGCGTTACCTACACGAGGATATTTCTAAGGAGGAGCAAAAGAGTGATTGGTCGGGCGATTTGACCCGGAACCAGCTGGAGTATGCGGCAAAAGATGTGTTGGTGTTGCTTGATTTGTATGAAGAGATTCAGCAGCGGATGGCGATAGGTAGGCTGTATCCAGCGTGGTATCTAGAATGCAATGCGTTGCCGGCGATGGCGCAACTGTGGCGAACGGGTCTTCCTTTCAATAAAAAATCGCTGGAAAGTTTGATTGAAGATCTTGATATTGAGCATCACGAAGTTGGCGAAAAATTTATTGAGGATTTTGACGCTGCGCTGCCGCCGGGACATAAACTGTGCCGTGGGATTGACGGGAATTTGTTGTACCAGACAAAACCTGGACCAAAGGGTAAAAAGGTCGATCCAGATGTTTTTAATCTAAATAGCCCGGCGCAGTTGCTGAAAAAATTTACGGCGTTGCTAGGGCAGGCGCCGATGGATACAAAGAACGGCAAGCCCAGTGCAAGCAAGCTGGCGCTCCAAGAATACGTAGGTGACCACAAGGTTGTGGCCGACTATTTGAGATGGAAACGGGTGGAGAAACGTCGGCAAATGGCTGAAACTTTGTTGAAGAATCTTGCTCCAGACGGGTTTATTCGCGCCAGCTATATGCAGATGGGTGCTGATACTGGAAGGATGTCATGTATGAGTCCCAATCTGCAGCAGATTCCGCGTGATCAGCGTTTCAGGGCTTGTGTTCAGGCGCCGGATGGGTGGAAGTTTGTTGTAGCAGATTATGGGCAGATGGAGTTGAGGTTGGCGGCGGCAGAAGCTAAGGATTCTCTTATGACGGAAGTGTTCCAGCAGGGGAAAGACCTTCATACGATTACGGCGACGCAGATTTACGGGGTCGCGGAGGATGAAGTTACAAAGGAACAGCGCCAGGTTAGTAAGTCGGCTAATTTCGGCCTGCTCTATGGATCCGGCGCAAAAGGGCTCAGGAACTACGCAGCAGCGATGGGAATCCAGATGGATCTTGCTGAGGCGGCGGATGTCCGGGAAAAATTCCACGCTGCATATAAAGGCATCGCCGCATGGCAGCGCAAAAATGCTCGCGACGCTGATGCGGCTAAGGACAATCCATCTATCCGCATACGCCTCTCGGACTTGCGGCGGTTTTTACCGGGCGAGAACAATAAGCTCACCACGCGCTGCAACACCCCCATCCAAGGCGCTGGTGCCGCAGTGCTCAAACTTACTCTCAGCAAATTGTGGCCGCTACTTTACGCCGACCGGGAAGACACGGTGCGCTTGGCCGGCGTGGTGCATGACGAGATCATCCTGCTCGTCGTAGAAGAACACGCTGATGCTTGGGCGCTCCAGCTGCAAACCATCATGGAAGAATGTGAAGCCCGGTGGTTGGGGGACATTCCACCCCTAGCCGAAGCTAAGGTCGGAGATAGCTGGGATCAGGCAAAGTGACCGACAAACAGGTTGTTGCGGAATACGAATACCGGGTTCGGATGCACCCGCGCCACGGTGGCACTCACGATCTGTTTGTTGTTGCTCCAGATGCTTTTACCGCGAGGATGAAGGCTCTGGAGCTTTGTCCTGAGCACCACGCTCAATCAATTTTTCGAGTCTCGGAGTTAGACCAGTGAGTCCAGCCCGCACGGGGCGTGAGTTGGTGATGGAGTGGCTGATGCGGGAGATTCGGCAGGCCAAAACCAGTGACTTACACCGGATGGCGGCGTTTTTGGAGTTTGCGCGGAGGGTGCGTAAGGGTTCCAGGCAGCAGCGAACTGGGGCAAGATTGGCGCAGTCAAATTCTTGGAAAAAGGACTTGGATGAGGATTTGCGCTGGCGGGTCTAATGTGTCGCAGTATGGTATCGTGTAGGAGATTAAAGAGTAACCCATGCCGCTGCGACACGGAAAAAAGTGGTACTGCCAGATGCTGCTCGACGAGCACCGTTACAGACTTGCTGAAAATCTTGCGGCGGCAGAAGGCAAGCGATTAACGGCCATGTTGCGCGAGATGGTTTACGCGGCTTTGGAGCAAGCTGTACCAGCTTCTGAGTACAAGGCGGCGGAAGCTGCTGATAAGGCTGCTTGGGATGAGTCGGTGCAGCGACGGGTGCAGGGAAGGATGCGCTCCAAGCAAGAAGGAACGGTGTCAAAAAGTGACGCATGAGACTCAGTTAAATGTCTACATAGTCTGGGTGGGTTTAAGCAAATTCACTAGACTCGCACAGTATTCAACATACACACGATGACGCGCTATGTCGTCATGGTCGACAATCGCTGGGTCACAGCGATCTACGGGCCAGGCTCTGGGATCGGTCTTACGGCTGCACAAGATGATGCTTCTAGTTGGGTGACTTATGAACGGGCTGTCGCTGCGGCGCGAGTTGTTGCTCAGTGCACTAACAGTCCTGTTGCTATTCATAGCGTTGAAGAACCCGCCTACCCCAGGTCATGGAAGTAATGCCTTTTCAGAATCAGCTGGATCCCGAACTGCGTCTCGGTGAGGGTCGCTCACGCACCAGTGCAGAAAAAACGCAGCTGTTTGAGCTAAAAATATGGTTGCCAGGACAGGGCGCAATGCGCGATCTTGTTCGGGCAGAGTCGCTTCGGCAGGCGATTACTTTTGCCTCAAATCGTTACCCGAATTGCAAGGTTGAGGTGCCATCGACAGCGGCGAAAAAACCTAAGCTGGTGCGCTCGTCGATGGGGCCGAAAGAAGCGGCTCGTAAACGACTCAAAATTGCGGAGGCTAAACGTGAGCAATCCTGAAATTGCTGATTGGGCTCGCCAAGCTTGGGGTGAGGTAATCGTCGACCAAAGTCGCGTGGATCTGCTGGAAAGGTTGTATGAGTGGGACGGACGCTCCAATCCCGAGCATCCGTACCATCACACCTACACCGGCTTGTACTTGAAGTACACCGAGAATTAGGCCGAATCGCGGTCTACTCCAAATTGAGCGGTCAGGTTATCTGCAGCTTCGCGGATAGCCCAGGCCGTTTTTGTTTTCTCCAGTTGGTGGAGTGTATTTAGGACAAGGGCGGCTTCAAGGAGTCCGCGATAGTCCCGCTTGTTGAAGAGATCAACAAGCCATTTGTCTTGAGCAGCCTTGTGGAAGCTGGACTCAGTGCTGTGCTCGATGGGGCGCATGGTTACCTCGGGCGAATTTTCATGAACCAGCCCGTATCGTTGCCTTCGATGAGCCAGCGAGGTAGCCAGTTCTTGCGGGAGTACGCGGTGCCCGCGCCTCCCTTGTTACTGACGTAGCCGCCAGCACTCAGATTTGCTTCGCCGAAGGGGTCGTTGTGGATGAAGTGCGTGGGCGTGAAGCCGACGACAACGCTCCAGTGGCCGGTGCCGCTTGGATTAGACACCGGACCTTTGTGTAACCAGCCGACTGGTACGGGATGGCCGTGCGTGATCTCGCTCTCCAAGTCTTCGACCGTGCCGTCCATCTCAAAGGTGGCGGTTAGCCCCAATGATTTCATTGCAGCAATTTGCGCTTTGGGGTCGGTGGTGTCGCCGAAACGGGCGCGAATTTTGTTGTACTCGTAGTCGCCCGAGATCTTGCCGTAATACCGCGCCACCATCGCGCAGCTGGAACTAAAGCACTGGCGATAGCCGTATGCTCCATCGTCGGGGCCAAGCTGGTACTCGTAGGCGACCTTTAAAATTTTTTCTTTCGGAGTGACAAGCGGTTCAGTTCCAGTGTGCTGGTTCATCAGCTTGATTAACTTTTCGGCGTATGCGGGGTCTGTTGCATAGCCTTCCTTGTATAGCCAGTGGGCTGCGTCTTCACGGGTTCCGGCGTTGTTGCACCCCCTGTAATTTTTATAGTCTTTGTACCAGTGGTCGACGAGATAGATGACACAGGAAAGTAGGTCGGGGAAATCGATGAAGGTATCGGTGATAGTGATCCACTGATTGTTGATAAATTCTTGTGTTTTCTTGTCGCTGCCTTCGCCTTTTAGGCCGAAAAAGTTGTTTCTACCTGAGACAAGTTTGCCGTAACTGGATTCGCAGGCCCATTGCGCTGCAACAAGTTCGGGGAATTTGGCGCCAGCTACACGAGCGGCTTCTAGAACACCTTCCCAGCTGTTGGCGAAATTAGTTTGTTTGCCCGCTACAGACCATGTTTTGAACCAGCCTTGGTTGCGGCCGAGGATGTGCGGGTTGGCTTTGTTGATGACGTTTTCCAGTTCGGTGATTGCCGCCATTTGATGGGGCAACGCCTTGTAGTACCGGAAAAGATCATTTAGGCGGATCTTGTTGGTGGGCATCGGACCAGGGGGAGTGGATACTCATGGCGCCTCCCAAAAGGCGACTGGCGCCGGTTTGTAGCTCGTCATCGGGTGGTTCATGAACCACAACGGGTTTTGGTGTTGATGGGTGATCCGCGTGCCAGTCCTCGATGGCGCGATCTAGGCGAGGTTTGAGGGTGGCGTGAAACTTAAAATCCTGCGCTGCTTTGCGAAGGTGATACCGCCAGTCCCTGTCGCCGAATCGCGCCAGCCAAGGGGTGTCGTTCAGGACTTTTTTCTGGCGATTGCGTTGAGCACGCTGATGATGAGCTGCACCCAGCTGTTGCTGCGGATGGGCAGCAGAGTGAGAATTTCGCTTCCGGCTGCTGCCAAGATCGCGATGGCCGCAATGGTCGTGGGATCCATGCAAATAAGGAGTCTCGTCAAAGTTTAGCTGTACTAAATAAGAACACCAGTGCATGTGACGGTTTCTACCGCTACATTTCAGGTAGCCACTGCTGGGTATGGACCATCGCATTGAGGATGGCGAATACTTAAACAAAAAGGAAGCAAAGGCGCGTTTTAGACAATCAATCCTTAAAAATTGGAAAAACAAGTGTGCGTATTGTGCGTC